TACAGTAATGCATTGAGAGTGGTAAGAGCAGAAAGTGCAGTAAAAAATGCTTGCGAGAGTGGTAAAACGGCTATTTTGATTAAATCAACTGACGATTATACACAGATTATTGCTGGCTCAGTAGACACAGGACTCTACAATGCCAGAACTGCTGGAGCATGGGGAAACAGTTTAAAGGTTTCTGTATGTCCAAGTGCTGCTGAATTTGAACAAACATTCAGTGGTGGAGAAAACACTGCTGGAGTAGTAGAAACTGCATTGGATGGTGGAGCTACACAGGTTGTCGTAGACAATAGTGGTGGTTCAGGATTCAATGTTGGAGATATCATCAACTTTGGAGAAGCTGATGGTGGAGAATATAAAGTAACAGCTATCAGTGCTGATACATTGACTTTTGAAAGATTTGGATCTGCAAATACCGAAGGTGGTATTCGTACTCCAGGCACAGGAGTCATTGCTGATACTACAGATATTCGCAGACGATGGGAATTTTATGACCTATTCACATCGGCTCCAGGCACATCTGATTATGTAAAAGATCGCTCTGGTGTTAATACTGCTGATGAGATGCACATCGTTGTCATTGACGAAGATGGAGCAATCACAGGAGCCCCAAACACAGTTTTGGAAACCTTTGAAGGACTCTCCAAATTATCTGATGCAAAGAAAGCAGACGGAAGTACAAACTACTATCGTGATGTTCTCTACAATCAGTCCCAATACATTTACAACATGGATCATGTTGCTGGTGGTGCTGGAACTGGTTATGGTGGAACTGTTCTTGCTCAGGGCACAACTATTTTTGGTGCAAGTGGAGCAGAGACTATTCACACTGTAAGTTTGGTAAATGGTGCTGATGACTATGCAATCACATCGGGAGAAAAGAAATCTGGATTTGATCTTATGAAAGATACAGAAACAGTTGAAATTACTCTTCTGATGAATGGTAAAGAGATTGATGGAACAAACGGAACAGATGCTATCAATGCAATTGATATGGCAACTGATCGAAAAGATACAGTTGCATTTGTTTCACCACCATCAAGTGCTGTTGTTGGAGTTGCAAGTGAAGTAACTCAAACCGCAAATGTCAAAACATTCATGGACAAGATGCCTTCTAGTTCATACGGATTTCTTGACAGTGGGTACAAGTATATGTACGACAAGTACAATGACTCATTCAGATTCGTTCCTTTGAACGGAGATATGGCTGGTCTTTGTGCAAGGACAGATCTTGTTGCAGATTCATGGTTCAGTCCAGGCGGATTCAATCGTGGTCAGGTGAGGGGTGCAGTTAAACTTGCATACAATCCTCAAAAAGCAAACAGGGACATTCTTTATAAAGCAAGAGTGAATCCAGTTGTTTCTTTCCCAGGCCAAGGCACAGTTCTGTTTGGAGACAAAACTGCTCAGGCAAAACCAAGTGCATTTGATAGAATCAATGTACGAAGATTGTTTATCACTCTTGAAAAAGCAATCTCAACCGCAGCTAAGTTTCAGTTGTTTGAGTTCAACGATGAGTTCACACGTGCCGACTTCAGAAATCAAGTCGAACCTTTCTTGCGTGATGTACAGGGTCGAAGGGGTGTTACAGACTTCTTAGTAGTTTGTGATACAACTAACAACCCAGGCTCGGTTGTTGATCGTAACGAGTTTGTCGCTGATATCTTTATCAAACCTGCTCGGTCTATTAACTTTATTTCTCTGAATTTCATCGCCACGAAAACTGGTGTGGATTTCGCAGAAGTAGTTGGGGCGTAAGGAGGATAAATGGCAAACATAAATGACTTCAAAGCAGTAATGCAAGGTGGTGGTGCAAGGGCAAATCAGTTCCAAGTCACCATGCCATTTCCTGGCTATTCAACTACAGGTGGAGAGACAAGGGTTATGTCTTTTCTGACTAGAGCTTCTAATCTTCCAGGCATGACCTTGGGAGAGATTGCGGTTCCTTTCAGAGGCCGACAGTTGTACATTGCTGGAGACAGAACTTTTGAGACATGGACAACTACTGTCATGAATGACACAGATTTTCTCATCCGTAATGCCATGGAGCGATGGATGAATGGAATCAATGCACTTTCTGACAATAGTGGATTGTCAAATCCATCCGATTATCAAGTTGATGCTTTTATTGACCAACTTGATCGTGCTGGACAGGTAATCAAATCCTACACATTTCGTGGTATTTTTCCTATGACGATTGCACCAATCGAAGTAGCTTATGATACTAACGATGCTGTGGAGGAATTTGAGGTAACATATCGCTATCAGTTCTTTGAGTCAAATACAACCAGTTAATAATCCGTATAAATATTTACTACGTGAATAAATACGGAGTATTATGGCACAGTTATTTGGGTTTCAAATTACTAGAGCGTCTAAGGGACAGGGAGAACAACCTAGTTTTATTCTCCCTGAACCTGAAGACGGCGCAACTACAACTGCTGGATTCTACAGCGAATTTCTAGATTTAGATGCATCTGCAAAAAACGAATATGATCTTATTCGTAGATATCGTAGTGCAGCCGAACATCCCGAATGTGATTTTGCAATTGAAGATATTGTAAATGAAGCAATCAATATGGAATATGGTAGGGATACTGTAAGTATCAATACCGATAAACTCCCCTACACACAAAAAATCAAAACAAGAGTAAGACAAGAGTTTTTACAAATACTCCGCCTGTTTGATTTTAACAATAGAGCACACGACATATTCAGACGATGGTATATTGACGGAAGAATACATTATCACAAAGTCATAGACGAATCCGATCCAAAAAAAGGAATACAAGAGTTACGTTATATTGACGGAATGAAAATAAAGAGAATAAAGAAAGTCGAAAAAGGAGCATCAAAAAAAGGTACACCTACAGTAAATATCATAGATGATTTTTTTCAATACTCTGAAAAAGGAATGCATCAGATCCAATCAGGCGGAACTATAAAACTAACTAAGGATTCTGTAGCATATTGTCCATCTGGATTACATGACCCAACAAGAGCAATGGTCATGTCCTATCTTCATAAAGCAATCAAACCAGTAAACCAACTCAGAATGATTGAGGATTCGGTAGTCATCTATCGTATCTCAAGAGCTCCTGAAAGAAGGATCTTCTACATTGATGTTGGTAATCTTCCAAAGGTAAAAGCAGAGCAGTATCTTAAAGACGTAATGAATCGTTATCGAAACAAGTTGGTCTATAATGCAGCCACTGGCGAAGTTCGTGACGAAAGAAATCAGATGAGTATGCTGGAGGACTTCTGGCTTCCAAGGAGAGAGGGTGGAAGAGGAACGGAGATTACAACTCTGCCTGGTGGACAAAACCTTGGAGAGATTGAAGACATTGTATATTTTCAGAGAAAACTCTATAGATCACTCAATATTCCAGTTTCGAGACTTGAGACAGAATCTACCTTCAATATGGGTAGAGGTGCAGAAATTACCAGAGATGAAGTCAAGTTCACAAAGTTTATTCAGAAACTCAGGTCTAAATTCAACGTCCTGTTCAACGATGTTCTGAAAACACAGTTGATTCTCAAAGGTGTAATTTCAGAAGAAGATTGGCCGTCAATCAAAGACAACATTACATATCAGTATCTAAAAGACGGACATTATGCAGAACAACGTGACATGGATATGTTACGTGACAGACTAGAAATACTAAATACTATAGAACCTTATATTGGAGAATGGTTCTCTAAAGAATACGTTCAAAAACACGTTTTCCGTATGTCTGAAGAAGAAATAGCAGATATGCAGAAATCGATTGATTCAGAACCAGAACCACCAGATATTGAACCAAATGATGATGGTGGAGATGATAATGAACCAGATCAACCACCTCAACAGGAACCACCAGATGATGAGGGTGATGAGCCTGAAGAGGAACAAACCCAAATTTTGACATCAGGAGATAAATTATGAGTATACCAAATATGTTAAGTGCTTTAGTTGATGATAACAAGATTGAAGCTGAAAGTGCATTCAAATCAGTTATCGCACAGAAAGTTGGAAGTGCATTGGATCTCAAAAGAGTTCAAGTTGCCAACTCTCTAGTGACACAGCACGTTCCTCAAGAGGTTGATACAGAAGGTGAAGACGTTTAATCAGTTTCATCAAGTCATTGAGAAAGATGAGCATAAGAAATCAGCACAGTACAAAAAACTTTCACCAAAAATGAAAAGTGCTGTTGATGAAGTCTTTACTGTATTAGAATCAAACCCACAAGATTTTTTGAGTACCTTTGATAAAACAGTCTCAAAGGTTGCCAAGAAACATGGGGTAAAAGAAAAAGATATACTAAAGTATTTCGATAAAGAAATGCTCACACTTTAGGAGAAACAATGTTACAATTAAAAGGAACTGCAGCCGATATAACATCAGCAAACAATATAGGTTTAGCATCAGCTGTCCGTATTCGTGCAACTAATGCTGGAACTGTTACAGTTGCAGCTGCTGGGGGAGGAACATCAAATTATGCAGGAGTAATCGACCTTGCAGCTGGTGAGGTTATAACTCTCGTAAAACAACCAACAGATACTATTACTTGCGAAAATGCTATGTCTGTAGTTGCAATAGGACATCACTATTAAGAGGAAATATGAAATTAATCACAGAAATGTACGATGACTTTGAGATTCTTACCGAAGGTAAAGGTAAGGATATGAAAATCAAAGGGGTCTTTATGCAGGCTGAAACGAAGAATCGTAATGGTCGAGTATATCCTCTTGATGTTCTACAAAAAGAAGTTGCTCGGTACAATAAAGAATTAGTCGAATCAAAACGTGCATTCGGCGAACTAGGTCATCCAGAAGGACCAACTGTCAATCTGGATAGGGTTTCTCACATGATTGAGGAGCTTGTACCCGAAGGTAATAATATCATCGGGAAAGCAAAGATTCTTGACACACCAAATGGTAAGATCGTCAAGGAGTTGCTTAATGCAGGTGCAAAACTTGGAGTCTCTAGTAGAGGAATGGGAACACTTGAAAAAAGGGGTCAGACCAACTATGTCAAAGACGATTTCTATCTTGCAACAGCAGGAGATATCGTTGCTGACCCTTCAGCACCAAAGGCGTTTGTGGAAGGAATAATGGAAGGGAAGGAATGGATTTGGGACAATGGAATCCTCAGAGAGGCGGAAGTTGCTCGTATTCATCGTGTCGCTTCTGCGAATAAACAGGCTGAGGCCTTTGAGATGTTTCTTTCAAAACTCTAATTTTATAAATATAACTAACTAATTTACTTAGGAGACTTAATATGTCTGAACAACTCGATAAAGAGATGGAAGAATTGGAAGAGTTGGAAGAAGTCACAGCTAATGCAAAGACCATTTCCGCTAATCCAAGCTCCGAAAAGTTAAAACAAGAAAAGGAAGATATGCAAAAAGCAAAAACTTCTGGGAAAGTTAATACCCTTTCAACTAAAGGAGATGCTAAATCTGTCAAAACTACAGGTATGGAAGAGACAGAATTAGAAGGAGAAGTGGTTGAAGAAGAAGTTGAAGAAATCCAAGAGATGCCTAAACTGAAATCAGAAATGTTGGATGGTTTAGTTGCTCACATGAAATCCTTGAAGAAGGAAGACCTTGCAAAACTCTATGCTTCTAATCTTATGAAAGAAGAAGATGAGGAAGAAGAGGAAGAGGACGAAGAAGAAGAGGAAATGGAAAGCAAAAAAGTTGCTAAAGAGTCCATTGACCAAGTAGTTGATTCATTAGATGTTTCTGATGATGTCAATGCCCTCGTAGATGGTGAGGAACTGTCCGAAGAATTTAAATCGAAAGCTGCAACAATTTTTGAGAGTGCAGTCAAAACTAAAGTCCGTGCTGAACTTGAAAAAATTCAAGAGCAGAATGACCAACTCATCGAAGAGATGGCTGAGTCAACAATCAATGACATGACAGAGAAAGTCGATGACTATCTGAACTATGTTGTTGAACAATGGATGGAAGAAAATCAACTTGCCATTGAGCGTGGACTCAAAGGTGAGATTGCAGAAGACTTTATTAGTGGACTGAAGAATCTTTTTGAAGACCACTATATTGATGTTCCAGATGAAAAGTATGACATTCTGGAGGCCAACTTGACGAAAATCGAAGAGTTGGAAGAGAAACTTAACAAACAGATGGACGAAAATATCCAGTTGAGAAAACAGAAAGGTGAACTTGTAAAAGAGTCCATGATTTCTGACGTTGCTGATGGGATGACTGATACTGAAACTGAGAAGTTCCAAAGTCTGGTTGAAGATGTAGAGTTCTCTGATGAAGAGTCCTATAAGGAAAAACTTCAAACAATCAGAGAAAGTTATTTCGGTTCCTCTACTGCTCAAGTACTGACAGAAGAAGGCTCAATCGAAGATAATACACCTACTGAGTCCGTTGAGGTTTCTAACACAATGTCTCAATATTTGAAGGCAATTGGTAGAGATCAAAAAGCGGCACAAAAATAATCTGAATACTTTTTAAGGAGAATTTATGTTTAATTCAGAAAATCTTCAAGAGAAGTGGCAACCAGTACTGAATCATCCCGATCTTCCTGAGATCTCTGATTCTTATAAGCGTGCTGTAACTGCTGTTATCTTGGAAAACCAAGAGCAAGAATTAGCTGCTCAACGCCGAATGTTGGCAGAAGCTGATAACACAGCATCTCACCAAACTGGTGTTACAAATTTCGATCCAGTATTGATTTCACTGGTTCGCCGTGCAATGCCAAATCTCATTGCTTATGATGTCTGCGGTGTTCAACCAATGACAGGACCAACTGGATTGATCTTTGCGATGAAATCCAGAAAAACAGATCCTCGACCTGCTACTGGTGCTGAGGTACTGTTTGATGAAGCAGATGCAAGTCTGTCAGGAACAGGAACAACTGCTCCTGCTGGTGCTGAGCCTGGATTGTTGAATGACACTCCTGCTGGATCATACACCAACATCATCGGTCATGCAACTTCCGTTGCAGAAAAAATGGGTGGAGCTAACCCAGCAACTGCTTTCCAAGACATGGCTTTCTCAATTGAGAAAACTTCTGTCACAGCAGTCACACGTGCTTTGCGTGCTACGTACACAATGGAACTCGCACAAGATCTGAAAGCTATTCATGGTCTGGATGCTGA